TCGAATTCTAATTCCTGCTTTGTCACGTAATATTCGTTCGTTTCATCTTTGTCTACTACTGCCGCCTTATCGCCAAGTAGCAACGCTGGATTTCCTCGCCATTCTATCTCCACATCTCGCCTCGGGTTCTTGAAGTATGCTAAAAGTGTATCCGCTATCTTCTGTGCTACTTCTCTTGTTTGAACAAGCGAATTTACAGGGAATGTATATTTGAGCATACCATTGTCGGTGATAGATTCTTCGTCCCGTGCTATAGCCTTCTCCTTATTTAGCACCTTCAAAGGTTTAGCATTAATTACAAGCTCAAACGTACCTGTATTTGTGCTTGTGACGGTTATATCTGCTCCCCAAGCATAATATGTCGCTTTAGTTATTTCTGCCCCGGAAACGGCATTTTCTAACGTTGCTATTGCTTCTATACAAGGAGTGTGGTTATAGTATGCTATGATTGTCTTTGTTTGTCCTGCTGTAATGGGTACAGGTTCGTTACTGCGGTATACTTCTTGTGCTATACCCGGTCTTAACGGCTGTGTTTCTACCTCAACATAGTTTGCGATTTCGCTCCACTTCACCGGATTGTCCTTTCTAAAGTAGTCATCTTGTGTGATTATAGCAACTGGTTCGGATTGGCTTTGGAGGAAAGAAGAGCCTTCAATCCTTATGATACCGTTTCTATCGCAGTATACCTGGCCCAAACAAGCCTCTGCTACTTTGCGCAAGGCTTCCCTGTGCGATTGGCTGTCAAACCACGCATAGGGCACGGGGAATTGCTGTAGTTCAGTGTCAATGTAGTATTCTTCTTCTGTGAGGCCGGCATCTTGAAGGATGTTTTGCGCGAGGTCGTAGAGGGTTTTATTCATTTGCACCTGTGATGTGCTATACGTGCTTTTCCTTAAAAGCTCTAGCCTATCTCTGCCGATTGTGGCAGCGTATACTCCATCCTCGGGCACGTGCCAATCACCAGACCAAAATGTACCTAGAGGCACGTATTCTTTGCCTTCTGCTGTGTCTACACCTAGCCATGCCCTTATTCTCCGGTTCGCCTTCAAAGTCTGATACAAAGGGCTTTGCTTGTTCCCTGCATCAAATTTTCTTGTTTCGTTGTTCAGCCTTATATCAATTTCGTTTGCGGAAATATTTCCGACCGGCAGGCTCCCTTGACTAACTTCCCTTTCTTCGAGAAGGTGAATAAGTATAATATCGTCACTTTCATATGTTTCCTGTATCGAAGTAAAGAATTCAAGTATCTTCGCCTGTCTCCCAGCATGGCTCCATTTCGTTAATTCGAGTATCATTTTTTCAACCTGTGTTACCGGCTCATCTAGCACTTTTGACCATGCAATCTGTGTATTGNNNGTTAAGGTTGGATATGGTGCAGAGAAAGCCCCTCCCGTTCCTGCAAGCTGTTTCCCCCACCAACCCATTTGCTTTGTTTCTGCCTCCTGCGGTATAGGTGCAAGGGCATATGTGCCGTCAAGCACCCAACTACCGTCAAGGGAAGCTATTTTTGCAAAGGGCTCCGATACGGCATCTGCGGTTTGGGCTGAATAGCTTATATTGGCCTGTTCGGAAGCTTGCACCTCAATAGACTGGTCTAGGAACGGATCCGTATAATCAATGGTGACTTTACCAAAAGTGCGGCGGTCGAATTGTTGTTTTATTTTTTCTTGAAATTCTTGACTAGTAGGATACATACACCTACCACCTATCTTTCAATTAAATTAAATGAAACATCTACCCAATACCATCCCATATTAGTTCTGTATTTCTTTGCCCTTATAGGCCCGCAGTACACTACTGCTGATTTCATTTTACCATTTTCTTCATACTCCAAATCAATAAATTCATCATCGGTATCTACAATATCTAATATAGTATCTAGGTCCTGACCTGATAATTCTGGATAGCCTACAAGAAACTTCCTCTTCCTTGCTATAGTATCCATAACCATATCGCCAGATGCTACACGCTCTGCTTTACTAATCCTGTAGCGCTCAACTTCCCAGCTATGCGGTGTTTTTATAGTTCTACCGTTTAATTTAACTATCATGTAACTCACCTCTTCTGTGACTCTCTGCTAATCTAATATCGTATAATCTACGCTCAAGCTCTCTGAGGCCTCTTTCATCGGCTATAAGTGTTCCTACATATACCGGTGTAGGTTGCTGATTACCGCCATAAATTATAGGGCTAGGTTGCGCTGAAATTATATCGTTAATCAACTTATTGAACATTTCAATAGGTTCACCGCCGAATATTGCTTTGCGTACTTTAGCCATAGCGCTAGGGTTTTCTACAGGTAATATAGCTTCCATCTTATTGCCCTCATTTAATCTAGCAATATGTTCCTTCTTGAAAGTACCGCCTTTAGCGTGACCAATAGTAACTGGGTCCATACTATATAGTCTCATACCACCGCCGCCACTACTGCTACCTCTGGATGAACGAGTAGGTGCTGCACTACTTCCAACACTACTTTCCGCATCTTTAGCTTCTTTCTTCCAAAACTTTAAGTCCTCAAACCAATCTTTAAGCTTTTTCCATAACTTACTGAACCATTCTGTTACATCCTCATAGATGCCTTTTGCCCATTTTAAGAATCCTTCTTTAGAGTCATCCCACCATGTAGAGAAACTTTCATATGTTTCATCCCACCAATCACCAAACCCAGTCTTGGTTTCATCCCACCAATCACCTAGTTTAATCTTGGTTTCATCATACCAATCACCAAACCCAGTCTTGGTTTCATCCCACCAATCACCTAATTTAATCTTAGTTTCATCATACCAGTCAATAAACCCAGTCTTGGTTTCATCCCACCAATCACCAAGTTTAATCTTAGTTTCATCATACCAGTCTATAAACCCAGTCTTAGTTTTGTCCCACCAATCACCTAGTTTAATCTTAGTTTCATCATACCAATCAATAAACCCAGTCTTTGTTTCATCCCACCAATCAC